AGCAATCAGGGTCTTGGGGTGATACGACCAATAAGAACATATGCTCATTACTAGTTGATTCTATAACTGCTGTAACTACAATATCTATCACTGGTTCTGGTAATTATATATTGACTGCTAATGCAGGTACTACCGATGAAGCTAGAACAGCAGTGCTAAAGTTTACAGGACTTCGTTCTACTGACTGTTATGTAACAGCCCCTGCCGTAGCAAAAACCTACATCATTGATAACTTTACTGACGAGCCGCTAGGTAGCAAGAACATAATCATGAGAACCACCGCTGGGGCTGGAGCTACGGTTCCTTTTGGTAAATACACAGTGTATTGTGATGGGCTAGACTTCTTTGTGCAGACAGGGTTTGCAGCTGGTGGGGTAATAAATGGTAACGCTGCTACTACAGGCAACTTTATCGCAGGTAACAACTTAACAGCATTGGGGACTACAACCCTAGCCACAGCCCTTACAGGAGCATTAGTAGGAACTGCAGGGGTTGTAAGTGCCGTAGCTCCCGGCACAGCGGGTAATATACTATCGTCTACCGGTACTGCATGGGCTTCAACTGCTAATGCACCAGCTTTTGCTTCAGGAACACGTATCGGGTTTCAGCAAACAGCGGCTCCTACGGGCTGGACTAAAGATACAACAGCAGCTATTAATGATTCTATTCTTAGGTTTGTTACTGGGTCAGTTACCCCAAGCGGGGGTTCAGTTGCCTTTAGTACATGGGCTGCGCAGACTGCTACTGGGGGATACACATTACAGATTGCAGATATTCCAGCACATACGCACGGATACCCTGAAACAACTACATCAGGCGCTGCAGGGGCATCATCAGGTCGCCCTGTTTCAAATTTTGTTACAGTTCAAACGCAGTCAACAGGAGGTAGTGGCTCTCATTCTCACTCCTTAACACAAGGGTTAAAATTCTACGACTTCATTATTGCGAGTAAAAACTAATGGCTAAAGATGCTAAAATATTATGCCCGTTGATGGGTTCTGAGTGCATCGAGGATGGTGCTATCAAAGATGGTGAGCTGGTCAAGTGCCGGTTCTGGGTACATGTACAAGGTATGAATCCTCAGACGGGGGAGACAGTCTCTAATGGGGATTGTGCGATAGCTTGGACCCCCATGCTGCTAATCGAGAACTCCCAGCAACAAAGACAGACGGGTGCAGCAGTAGAATCATTTAGAAATGAGATGGTAAAAGCTAATGAGTCAAGTCAACAACTCTTACAAGCTACAACTAGAGCGGTTGGTATAGACGTAAACAGAATAGAAAAATTAATCTAGTAGCTAAGGGGTTTCATGACATGAACGATGCCGATGTAGATGCTGTAGCCCAACGACTCTGTGTACTACTAAGAGAGAACCGCAAGGACTTTTTTGTAGAGCCAGAGCAACATTATAATGACCATAGGGATATAGCTAGTCTGATCGCAGACTATAAAGCAGCTAAGAATATATTCTGGAAGGCATTCATAGGTCTTGCAGTTTTAGGTGGTCTAGTACTAGCCTTAATTGGTGTGAGCGCCCATAGATGAAGTTAAAGAAACACTCTAGGACTCTGTGGTTTAATGGTGTTATGGGGTTTATATCTGCAGCTTTACTAGGAGCAGAATTCTTTGCTGGTGTTGTTAAAGAACTAGCCCCCGCTTGGCTATACATATCCTTATTAAGTCTCTGCGCTGCTAACAACGCTGCTAATTGGTGGCTACGTATGCATACAGATAGTCCTGTAAAGTGATTAAGCCTAGTACAAGGCAGTCAGTAGGCGGGTTAGGAATTGGTGCAGCACTTCTAGTTTCAGTGATGATGCATGAAGGCTATACAGATAAAGCAGTAATACCCGTGCCGGGAGATGTACCTACAATAGGAGTTGGTAGGACTGAAGGAGTACATATGGGGGATAAGACTGAACCTGTGCGGGAAATGATGCTGCTGTTAAAGAACCTAGATAAGTACGGTAATGGCATTAAAGCCTGTATTAATGTGCCTCTATACCAATATGAGCTAGATGCTTTTGTAAGTCTTGCGTATAATATAGGCATAAATGCTTTCTGTAACAGTACTTTAGTGAAGAAGCTAAACGCTGGAGACTACTCAGGGGCCTGTGAACAGATAATGATTTGGGATAAGTTTAAAGGTAAGCCACTGAAAGGTCTAACTAATAGGCGTAATAAGGAGTACAGAACATGCCGGGGTTCAGCTTAATCGGGAAGATACGTCTAGGGCTTGAGCTGGCTGCTGTATTATTAGTTATTGGTTGGGTTTGGAATTGGTATAACAAAGCCCCTGTGGTGGTTGGGGAGTCAGTGCTAGGAGTTACAGCATCTGAGGTAGCTAGTGCGGGAGTTGAGGGTGTTGTAGTAACGATGCCAGTTATGACAGTGCGCGGGGGTAGGGCACTAAAAGAGAAGTTAAACCTACCTAAAGAAGTACAGAATAATGATAGTAAGAAAGTACTAGATTCGGTTGTAGTCCCAGAAGATGGGCATAGGCACAAAGTAACTCCAGTACTAAACACAGTAACAGGTAAGACAGAAACATTTGTAGAGACACTACCACTCCCGTGGTTTCAGTTTAAGACTGATGGTGCTGTAGGTGTATACACAGGTATATCGGATGTAGGTGAAGCAGCTAGGATACAGGCACGGCAGACGTTCTTTAGCGTAAAAGCCGTAGACTTTGGTGGCATAGCTTCAGTAGATCAACCTTATGGTGCTGCTAGTAACAACAGCAATGGGTCGGTTCCTACAAGATTCTTTATTGGTGTTGGCGCAGAATATAGGTGGTAAGTAGATGCCTTTACAGAAAATAGAGTTACGCCCGGGAATTAACCGTGAATCTACTACCTACTCTAATGAAGGTGGGTACTATTCTGGCGACAAAGTTCGTTTTCGTTCTGGATTCCCAGAAAAAATAGGTGGTTGGACACGCTTATCAAACAACAGCTTCCTAGGTACATGCCGTGCATTAGTTAACTGGGCCTCGCTGACAGGTAATAACTACTTAGGGGTAGGCACCAATCTTAAATACTATATTGAACTTGGTGGAGTCTATAACGATGTAACCCCCATCATAGCTACTAGTGTATACAACAGTAAGATGTCAGTGCCCTACACAACGCTAAATGGAACTATAGATGCAAGTGTTACATCACTAACACTAACTAGCGCAACAACATTTGCACCATCTGGGGTCATTAAGATTGACTCAGAGCAGATATATTATGGTTCTGTTTTAGGTAATGTACTGTCTTTATTATCCCGTGGGTATAACAGTACAACAGCAGCGTCGCATACAACTGGTGCTGGGGTAGGTACATCAACTATTACCTTTAATGATACTGATAATGACGGGCAGAATAATGACTTTATTACATTTACGGGCGCTGCTGGGTTTGCAGGTATATCCGCGTCGTTACTTAATGCAGAACACCAGATAGTAAAAGTTATTGACTCTTACTTTTATGTCACGCTATCTCAGACGGCATTGGGGACACTATCAACGGTAGCAATTACGGGCACCGCAGGTCAGTTCTCATGCACGGCTGCGCTTGGCGCGGTAGTAGTTGGTAATACTATAACTATCTCCGGTACTTATGGCGGTACAGGGTCTATCACAGGATACACTAACCCTAAGACGTATTACATAATTGCCGCCAATGTTGGGGGCACAACCTTTACTTTATCTGCTACACAAAACGGCCTGCCTATTACTACAACTGCCGGTACACCTACAGGGCTTACCTATACAGTTGACGCACAAGCCTTTTCTACATCGGCTCAAACAGGGGCATCATTAGCAACTATAGTAATTACAGGCACTGCAGGCACATTTACTTGCGCTGCTGCAACTCTAGCAGTGGGTATGACAGTGGGAGTTACCGGGGCTTATGCGGGTACAGGTTCTATAGTTGGTTATGCCAGCCCTAAGACATACTACATAATAGTCACCAATGGATCTACAACATTTACCTTGTCTGCTACTCCCGGTGGTGCTGCTATTACAACTACGGCGGGTACACCTACAGCTTTTGGGTCCGGTGGTCCTTTGTTTGGAGTTAACGGAGGGGGTACAGTAACATTAACATACCAAGTACATGCAGGCTTAGACATATATACAGTGGGTTTAGGTTGGGGGTCTAATGTATGGGGGCGTAGCACATGGGGCAGTGCTGGTACTACAGGACTAGGGCAGCAGCTTAGACTATGGACCCATGATAACTACGGTGAGGATTTGATATTTGCACCTAGAAGCGGGGCTATATACTACTGGGCTTCTTCTGGAGGAACATCAGCTAGAGGGGTAGCATTAAGTACGTTATCTACTACTAATGGGTTTGATGGTACGTTTGTACCCCATACTACCAATCAAGTTATTATGTCAGGTGATTCTCGTTTTGTGGTATGTCTTGGAGCTAACTCATACGACCCTACAGACTCAAATACAGCATTTGATCCAATGATGGTTCGGTGGTCAGATCAAGAAAGCCCATACCAGTGGGTGCCAGCAGTTACTAATCAGTGCGGTGAGTATCGACTATCTAGTGGTTCGTATATAGTTTGCGGTCAGACAACTAGGCAGGAGACACTTATATGGACCAGTAATGCCTTGTACTCCATGCAGTATCTAGGGCCACCCTACGTATTTGGTATTAATCTGATGTCTGGAGAAAGCTCTATTATGTCTCCTAGGGCTATGTTTACTGTCAATAATGTTACTTACTGGATGGGTACTGATAAATTCTATTCTTACTCAGGACGGGTAGAGACACTACCGTGTACCCTAAAGCAGTACATATTTAATGATATAAATAGGGATCAGTCATACCAAGTATTCTCCGGGGGTAACGAAGGCTACAATGAGATCTGGTGGTATTACTGTTCGGCAAACTCTACTACGATTGATCGGTATGTAATATACAACCACCTAGAACGTATTTGGTATTATGGAATGTTGGATAGAACTGCATGGTTAGATAGTTCGCTACGGCCTTACCCTATGGGTGCTGACTATAATAACCGTATCCTATACCATGAATCTTCTTCTGATGATGAATCAGGTACCACCCCAGCAGCTATCAGTGCGTATATAGAGTCATCTGACTTTGATATTAGTGATGGGCAGGCTATTGCTTTTGTATGGCGTATGCTACCGGATGTAACTTTCATAGGATCTACACCACCAGAAGGTGTACCACCGCAGGTTATATTATCGTTAGAACAACGTCGTAATTCAGGTGCAGGCTATGGCCCTGCAAATGCTCCCCTAATTACATCAGATGTAACAATAACAGGAACTGGGGTTAGTCGGACAGCTACATCAGTTAGTACAATGTTCAATACTGTAGCAATTGATGCAACTGTTATTCAGCCTTTACTGTATGCCTTACAAACTCCAACGGGCACATGGAATATAACAGCTAAGACTTCTAGTTCTGTTGTGACAATTACTACCCCTAAAGGTTATGTAAATGAAACTGCTGTGTTAGGTAAGCTGTGGACCAAACCGACAGTAACTAGAACTGCCTCATACCCTATTGAAGAATTTACAGGGCAGGTGTACACAAGAATCCGTGGTAGACAGATGCTCATGCGTATAGAATCAGAAAGGCTAGGAACTAGATGGCAGTTGGGTTCTGTTAGAATTGATATTCGTACTGACGGCAGGAGATAATATGGCATCGTCTATCCCACCAGTAGGACCAAACTTGCAGTTAGCTTCGGCAGAATACGATCCTAGACAAGCAGACCAACTAGCAAAACAACTGAGGTTGTATATGAATACTGTAGGTAATGCTAGTGGTGGTAGTAGTAGTAGTGGTAGCGGTAATGGTGCGTCTAGTACTCTGTTATGGATAACTTGGGGGTGTAATTAATGGCCTACCAAGACATCACAGGCATACAGATAGCACAAGCAGAAGTAACTACGGGGTACACAACTATATACACTGTAGCGGCATCTCAACGGCTGTATATAAAATGCGTAGATGTGTGCAATA